ACGGGTGGCAATGGTGCTGGGGAGCGCGGCGTGAGGATCGAAACCATTGGCGACGCCACGCTGTACCTCGGCGACTGTCTGGAAATCCTGCCGACGCTGCCGAAGGTGGATGCGGTTATAACGGACCCGCCGTATGGGATTGGAATCGACGGTCAAGTCGGGAGTCTACGGCGCAATGGTCAGCAAATACGCAAGGCCCACGAGTTCATGGGATGGGACAAGGCGCGGCCAGATGGGGCGCTCATAGACGCCCTGCATGGCGCGGGAAAGACGGTGGTGATTTGGGGCGGCAACTACTTTGCGCCCAATTTGAGCCCGTTTAAGGGCTGGCTGGTATGGGACAAGGCGCAATACGGGCTAACCATGTCTGACGGTGAACTGGCTTACACAAACATGGACCGCCCACTGCGCATCAAGAAGTTGCATCGGACGCATTTGTGGCAAGAGGGTCCGGAGCATCCAACCCAAAAGCCGACCGAGTTAATGGTGTGGTGCATAGAGCAGGCCGGCAACCCGCAGACAGTGCTGGACCCCTTCATGCGCAGCGGCACCACTGGCGTCGCCTGCGCGCAGCTCGGCCGCAAGTTCATCGGCATCGAGATAGAGCCGAAATACTTCGACATCGCCTGCGAGCGGATCGACAACGCCTACCGGCAGGCGCGGTTGTTTGCCTGAAAATAAGTATTGACTATGACCACGCGACGCCCTATAAAGGCGGGTAACAATTCGACCCCGGCGAAATCCCGCCGCGTGCTGCCCTCTCGGGAGGATGGCGCGCCGGTAAAGAAGGCCCCGACTGTGCAAGCAGCGGGGTCTTTGCTTTTCCGGGCCAACGACATGGCGCCTTGCGAGTGGGTGCCCGCATCCCAAGTCGTCGCCCGCGAGCTCATACGCGACGGGCTGAAACAGGCAATCGCACAACTGCTGGAGGAAGGCATGGCCAAAAAAGCCAAGGGCAAGGGCGGGAATGGCAAGAAGGGCTGCTGATGGACGCGGAGACGTTTGACGCCATCATCGCGGACGTCTCGGCCGGTATCGCGGTCCGCAACGCGCTCACCGAACGACAGGTCAGCGGGCGGCAGTTCTACGGGCATCTGAACGCGGACGAAAAGGCAGCGGAACGGTACGCGCGTGCGAAGGATGCCGCGCTGCGGGCCATGGCGGACGAGATTCTGGAGATTGCCGACGCGACGGAGGGGGACACCTTCGTGGACGATGACGGCAACTTGAAGATTGCCCCGGACGTGGTCAACCGGGCGCGGTTGCGGATCGACTCCCGCAAGTGGCTGTTGTCCAAGCTCGCGCCCAAGGTGTACGGGGACAAACTGGACATCGACGCCCGCGCGGCCCTGACGGTCGTCATTCCGAACCCGCTTGTCGGCGTTTAGGTTCACCCCGAAGCAAGAGGAATTGCTTGGGCTGGTCGCCGGCCCTGCGTCGAACCTGATGGCGTATGGCGGGTCGCGCTCGGGCAAGACGTTCGGCTATTGCGCGGTACTGGCAGCAAGGGCGCTCAAGGCTCCCGACAGTCGCCACGCGGCGTTCCGGTATCGCTTCAACGCCATCAAGGCGGCCATCTGCCTCGACACGTGGCCCAAGATGATGTCGCTGGTGTTCCCCGGCGTGACCGCGCGCATCAACCGTGAGGATTGGTACGCGCAGTTTCCGAACGGAAGCCAAGTGTGGTTCGGCGGGCTGGACGAGAAGGACCGCGTTGAGAAGATTCTGGGGATGGAGTTCGCCACCCTGTTCTTCAACGAGTGCAGCCAAATCCCCTACGCATCGGTGGAAGTGGCCATGACGCGGTTGGCGCAGAAGGTCATGGTGAGCGTGCAGGGCCTGCCGCCGCAACCGATGGCGCTCAAAGCCCTCTACGACGAGAATCCGCCGGACAAGTCGCATTGGTCGTACCGCCTGTTTGAACAGAAGGTGGACCCGATCACCCGGAAGCCATTGGCCAACCCGGAGCGGTACGCATCCATCCAGTTGAACCCGCGCGACAACTTGGAGAATCTGTCCAAGGAGTACGTGGCGAGCCTGGAAAACCTATCCGCACGGATGCGGATGCGGTTCTTGGACGGCCGGTTCCGTGACGCCAATCCCTCGGCGCTGTTCCCCGACGAGCATATCGAACGGTGGCGCGTCACGGATGGCGAGTTGCCCGACATGGTCCGCATCGTCGTGGCGGTGGACCCCAGCGGGTCCGACGACGTGGAAAACAGCGACAACGACGAGATTGGCATCGGCGTGTGCGGGCTGGGCACGGACGGCAAAGGCTACTTCTTGGAGGACTTGACCATGAAGGGCGGTCCGGCCAAGTGGGGCGACGCGGTGGCGCAAGCCTACCGGCGCTGGGATGCAGACGTGGTGGTGGCCGAGGGCAACTACGGTGGCGCGATGGTCAAGCACGTCATCAAGACGGCGCTGCCCCGCGCGGTGGTCAAGATAGTCACGGCGTCACGCGGCAAGCATGTGCGCGCGGAACCGGTGTCTGCATTGGTGGAAAAGGGCGAGGTCCGCATGGCGGGCTTTTTCAGTGAATTGGAGGACGAGTTGAGCGGATTTACGACCAACGGCTACGTGGGCGATCGTTCTCCGAACCGGGGCGATGCGTTCGTGTGGGGCTTCACGGAGCTATTCCCCGGCATGGTGGAGCCCCGAGAGGAAGCCGGTGAGGTCGCGGCCCGTTTCCGTCCGTCTGGAGCCATGGTTGGCTGACGATACGGTAGTCGATCAAGAGCCAACACTGACCCCGGCCAAGCGTGACGCCGTCCTCAAGCGGGCGCGCGAGCGGCTGTCCTACTCGGACGAGAAGGACGGCGACAACCGCAAGCAGGCACGGCAAGACAGGGAGGTTGTCTACGTCCCCGGCACGCAGCGCGGCATCGAGTACGACAGTCAGGCCGAAGCGGTCTACGACTGCGGCTATCACGGCGCGGTCGTGGGCGGGCGCGGGTACTGGCGCGTCAAGGCCGAGTACGAGTCCCCGGAGTCGTTCAACCAAGTCCTGCGGCTGGAACGCTGCATGGACGCGGACATGGTCCGGTTGGACCCGGATTTCCGTGACCCCGACGGCGGCGACCGCAATTGGGGCTACGTGCTGGAGAAGGTGCCCAAGGACGAGTTTGCGGAGCGGTGGCCGAAGGCGGAACCGCTCAACTACTCGGCCGACAACTCGACGTGGTATCCCGACGACAAGTCGGTGTTGGTGGCGGACTACTACGAGCGGGTGTTGAAGCAGCGCGAATTGCTGGCGTTGCAGGGCGGCATGATCGGCTTCCGCGATGACTTGGAGAAGGTCTACGCGCAAGGCGGCGGCACGATCACGGACGCCATGATCCTCAAAAAGAGGATGGCGGACACCTATACCGTCGCGTGGTACACGATTGCGGGTGGGGATCAAATCCTCGAAACGCACACTTGGCCGGGGACCATCATCCCGATCGTGTGCGCGATGGGCGACGAAGTGGTGGTGGATGGCAAGCGCATCTACCAAGGCGTCATCACGCAAGGCAAGTCGTCGCAAGCCCTGTTCAACTACGGCATGACCAATCAGGCCATCCACTTGGCCTTGACCCCGCGTGCGCCGTGGGTGGCCGCGGTGGGGCAGATCAAGGGCCTGGAGTCCATCTGGAACGAGGCCAATAACCGCAACTGGTCGGTATTGCCGTATCACCCGATAGACGTGGAAGGGACGGTGCTGGGCGCTCCGCAACGGCAACCGCCCGCGTCTCCGGATTCCGGGTGGTTGAATTGGACGCAGCAGATGCAGGGGCTGATGCGGTCCACGATCGGCATCTACGAAAACAGTCTTGGCATCCGCGGCGCCGAGTCCAGCGGGCGGGCGATCCTGGCGCGCGAGAAGCAGGGCGACAGCGCGACGTACCACTACGCCGACAACCTGGCCCGCGCCATCGCATTGACCGGCCGCATCATCGTGGAGTGCATCCCGTACTACTACGACGCGCAACGGATCATCCACACGATTGGCGAGGACGACGTCCGCACGGAAACGACCATCAACGAGGACGTGCCGGGCGCACCGGACCCGACCACGGGCGCGGTGGAGGCGATCACCAAGAACGACGTGCGCGTGGGCAAGTACGCGGTGACGGTCGCGGCCGGTCCTGGCTACGAGACGAAGCGGCAAGAAATGGCCGACCTGTTGCTGCAACTGGTGCAGGCCGATCCGATGCTGCTGCAGGCGGCCGGCGACATCATTGTGGGCTGTCAGGACATCCCCGAGGCCGTGCAGATTGCCGAGCGGGTGCGCGCCCTTCTGCCGCCGCCGGTCCAGCAA